TGGACCTAGGTTATCGAGTATCCATTCTGCTGCCGCGCGCACCGAAGGAAACTGGAATTTGATTCCGCGGCCTCCGTAGCTAATATAGGCGGCATTATCGGGGTTGCTACATCGCTGGCGCGCACTAGACATTCTATGCAGTACACATCGCAGTGCCTTAGGACCGTACTTGCTTGCGTAGGGATCTTTACGTAATTTCGACGCTGCTTTTGCCGCGAGAGAGGCTACCCGCGCCATTCGCTGCCGGTCACTAGGTGAAAGGTCTAGCATACGCCGCCGTCCGGCACAAGATCGACAGGCGCCCGACGCGCCGTTATAGATATCTACAGGCCGCACAAATCGCTCTCGACCGCACGAGCATCTAAATCGAAGCCGCTTTTTCGCGGCCGCGCGCAAGCTCTCTAGCGGCGTCCACTGCGTCTGAGGAAGGATCGCAGCCAAGCGTAAGGCTGTGACTGCCCAGTTGCGCTGCTCGTAAGCTAATCTCTCCGGCGTTTGTGAATACGACATGGTCTTCTGTTCCTGTAATGCCATCATGCTCGATTACTTCAGAAAAGCCGCTCATTTTTACCCCCGCGTGGGGCACAAATTCGAGGCCATCCCACACGAGGTCATCCAATAGGACATCAACTAGGCGTTTAGTTTCGACGCCATAAAGGATATTATACACAGTAACCGCCGTATCTGCAACTAAGCATCCGCCGTAACGTCCAGTGTGCGCAGCGTAGTAGAGAAGTGGGACTCTAAGACGCGGGTCGGTGTTTGCCATTGTGAGGAGACGCTGCGAGCGCGTTTCCTCCAGAGTGGATTTGACACCAGTTCGAGCAGCACAGAGGGCAGACACCAGCTCATCGCCCTCGTACTCTTCCACGAAGTTTTTCCACGCAATGTCCGCTTTCGCAAACGCATAGGTGGGTTTCCCGGTGGTGAGGCTGATCTTCATCGGGGGCGGCACGCCGTAGGATTCCAACAGCTTGGCGAATTTCTGGTTGGACATCAGGTCATCCGTCGTGCAGACGGACATGACGCGGGCCAGCAGGGCTTCTTTCCGCGCTCTTACTTCCTGCAGGTGGGTGGCGAGCACCTGCGCATCCAACTCAAATACGGGCTCCAGATACATGCGCAGAGTCAGGTCGATGACCTTGTACTCATCGCGGGGGTAGTCGAGCTTCAGTTGGTCGAACAGCGCGAGGGTGCAGTCTACGTCGTTGCAACAGTACTGCGCGTACTTCTCCAATTCCTCTCTACTCAAAGAGGCTCTGCTGCGGCCAAACATGTTGTGGACTTCGTCGCCCTTCTCCAGACCCAAGTCCGCGTAAGCCATACAATTTTTGAGTGAGGCGGACCCAGTATACGGCTTGTATTTTGCCTGCGCCATTAGCCGCGTATCCAAGTAAAGCTTTGGGATCAGCCCAAAATGGTGTTGGAGAATCAAACCATCGAAGCTCATGTTGTGGGCAAGCAAGGCGTTTTCGCCAATGTTGAACTGCGAAAGCCATTCTTTCGTGTGCTTCATCGTCCCGCTGAACCATCGTGTTGCTCCGTGATTGACCTTGACCGCAACCAGTATCACCTCAAATCTCAGATCAGTCACATAATCGGAAGTAGTCATCTTCGATAGTGTGTAGTCTGGGCCGTAGGTCGTTTCAAAATCGACCGTGATCAAATCCATGTTACAACCCTTGTAATTGGTGTGTCTGTCGTGGGGCGCAGTCATTATATCAGACCCACGAATTTCAGGCGAAAAAATACCCCGCCTGGAGCAGACCTCCTCAGCGGGGTAAAGTTCACAACACACTCACATCAATCGGCAAACAAACATCGGTTCGTGATCCATTGTGTAGAAGTATCATGATTTGGGGCACCCACCATCTCGTCACACAGCCAGGTGTAGGATGCCCCTCCTCTCTCACTAGCATTCCACCGACCGAATGTCTCTAGCGGCCATGTCCCTTCCTCAGATGTATATAGAGCCCACCAGTTCTTACGGCCGCCGTAACCATCATCCTTCGGTAAGGTCGACATGGATCACCTTCCCAAATGGCACCTTGCCTTCTTGATCCGGTGTCGTTAAACACCAAATCACCGGATACCCCGGGTACTCCGTGGGGAACGGGCCCATCATATCCGTAAAGTAGATCAGGCAGTCCGGCACCAGTCCCTGCTCTTTCACCCACTCGAACGGAGGCCGGAAGTCGGTCCCGCCGCCACCACCTACCTCGGTGGTAGACCAGTCGGGCTCAACCCCATCTCCGAACTCATGGACGTTGGACACTGCCACATCGCACCCTACCAGGAACGCGGTCTCCGGATGGCAGGTGCGGATGATATCCGCGCACTCCCCGCCGAACAGATTCATCTCCTTCTGGCCGATGCTCCCGGAAGTGTCCCAGACCCACACGATAAGCCGGCAGCCATACGCCGCTGGCCGCGCCAGATACACCCCCTGGGTAGCGAGGCGGCGCCGGTGCGGCCTGGCCCAGGACGTCGTATCGCGGCTGGCGGCCGTTGTCACGGTCGTGCGGAGAATATCCTGCCACTTGACCTTAGGCTCCAGGAACTCCTCAGCAAACCGCTGTAGCGCCCCCGGCAGCTTGCCCATAGCCTTGGCGGTATCTACGGCCGTTTGTATGGCCCGCTTCATCTCCGCAGGGCTGATCTGGTCCCCGTTGAAGATATGCACATCCCGACCATCGCCTGGCCCACCTTCCATACCCGGAGGTGGGTTGCCCTTCTTAGCATTCTTGAGTAAGTCCCGATACACCTCCTCAACCGTCATGTCGCAGGTGTACTTGGGGTCCAGCAGCCAGCACGGCTTCCCGTCCTTGTACATCATCTTACCAACGCCGGCCTTCACCAGCATGTCGTTGATGACGAAGTCCGCGGCGATGTTGTACAGCATCGGATGAAACTCCTGGCCGTCAAACCCAAGGTCCATATACCGCTTGCCGCGCGCCATGTGTTCCCACATTGCGTGACCAATCTCGTGCGCAGTGGCGAACACCGCGTTTTCGATCGGCATGTTATCGATGAAGTCCTGGTCCATCCAAATCGTCTTGCCATCAGTCGCCATGGTTTCATTACCCGGCGGGAAGACGCCCTCGAACTTGCCCACCTTGACATCCATCATGTCGAGCAGCAAGCTTGCAAAGAAAGGAACATGTAAGAGCATGGCGGTCTTAACGCCCGTAAATCCGTCACTCATTCAAATCTCCTCATGTGATATTTCAGAAGTCATGCCTGGCCTCATCTTCCCAAACACTCCACTGAGTTACTTGCCAATGGTTGGTTTCAAACCTCCAGGCGCCCCTAATGCCATATCCGCTAGAATCTCTGCTGCCAACCGGGCAGTTAAGGCGCGTTTGGTTACGTCTTTTCTCAATACCTCTGGATCGAATCGGCATAGGTCCGCCTCTATTCGTTGCCTTATTGTTTCGATGCGCCTGTCGTTGGTTGCATTCAAATGCCGAAGCAAGTCAGCGGTCTCGCGCACGTTTGACACCAGTGTGTCATGAAACAGGTTCTTGTGGTCCGACAGCCGCTCCGCCATCTTACTAACAACCGTGTGGGTCCGCGACCAGCAGTCCCGCATGGCGTTCTCGAGACACGCTTGACGAGACTTATCCAGCTTTGCCTTGAGTGCCGCGCACTGTGCCGCGGGTAGCCCCTGGTAATCCGCTCCCTCCGGTATCGGAGAGAAGTCGAAGTCCAACGCAAACAACTCGCGGATGGAACTCGACGGCGGATACTGCGTAATGTCAAACGCCTTGCCTAGGTTTTTCTTTGCCTCCAGCAAGAGCGTTGGATAGGCACCTTCGAACTCGTTGAGCACGCCCTCCATCGCCTGCTTCGCCGCCCCCATCTCGGTGATATACTCCGAAAAGAGCGTATTGGCTAACAATCTCGGGCCGTCCCGGCGGCCACTGTCCTCCAGGCTTGTAGTAGACCACGGCAAAGTCATCTGATAATGCCGCGTGCGCGCCGCGTCTAAGACACTGTTCACCGCTCTCAGCTTTTCCTCCGTACCAGCAAACAAACGCTTGTACGTCGAAAAAGACCCCACAACGGCGTTTGCGTCTTGTTCGGTCCGCCTCGCTGCGCTCTTGTCCCGGCGTTTTCCTACCCATTTCCTCACCTTTAGTTTACACAGCAGCGCGTAGTTGCGCATGTCCAGTGTGTCTGCTATGGTCTGATCCGTGAACTGCGGGAAGTAGATGGTGGGTGTACATATATCAGAGTCGATATCATGTTCTTGATCACCGGCCACCCCTGCCAACGGTTCGCTCATTGACGACACCTCCTGAGCCGGGACTAACACCGGCTCTTTCTTTGTTACAACGGTTGTAACGGCCGGCGCAGTCATGATGGGATCGTCGCCCATGATCTGTGAAAGTACCGACTGCAAGTCGAAGTCATTATTTGCCATCTTTCTTATCCAGCAGATTCGCCGCCTCCAGTAGTTTCTTGTTGGACCGCAGCCACGTCGCGAACTCCTTGTGCTGCACGATCTGCGGCGTGCGTCGCACGCTATGCCGCAAGGCAGCCGCTTGGAACTCCGGCTTCATCCGCGCCAGGTATTGGAACGCCGCCATAGCATTCTCCTGGTTGACGTTGTGGCTGACCATCCGCATTGTTGCGTACGCCGCGTCCGGCTTCTCCGGAATCTTGGTTGCTAGCGGGTAAGCAATGATCTGCTCGAAGGATGGCAACTCATCTACCACACGCAAGTGTGCAACGAACTGTGCCCCTGCGCCCTCGCCGATCAAACCCTGTGCGCACTCCGTGAACATCGCCATCGGCATCTTGTCAATCAACTTACTCAAGTTGCATATAGAGCGCGGAGTGCAGAAGGGACTCGGCTTCTCCGGCAGCTTCTCGCTCATGACAATGGACGGGAACGCCTCCGTAAACGAGATGATAGAATGGTGGATATTGTTCCGCTCCATCCAGTCCACCAGTGCATCCTTGTTCGCTTCGACTGTGATATCCATGATGCGGTTCTGGATAAAGGCCATCGTCTTACGTGCACCGCTCTTGTCCTGCTCCCTATTACCAGCAGCCACCACGATGACCCCAGGCGGCAACTGATAGTCACCAACACGTCGGTCGAGCATGATCTCCGCTGCGACTTTGTTAACGTCGTCATTAGCCTGCGGTTGTTCATCGAGAAAGAGAAAACCGTATTCACCGTCGCGCTCCTTGTCCCATGCAAAACTCGGCAGGCTGAACTGCATACGGGCGTTGCGGATCTGTTCTCCGGTCAACTCCTTGCCTTCGGCCAATGCCGCCCATACCTCGATCAGGTCCCGGCTCTGCGGCGTGAGGCCATAACCCTTGACGTCGGGCTGCTCCACCTCGCACAGACGCAAGACCTTGCATCCGATCTTGATGCCCCGCTGCTTCGCCACGATGGCCGCAGCGGACTTGACGATGCTGCTCTTGCCGACGCCCGGCGGAGACAGCAACCGGGCCGTGATGTACTCCTTGTCGTCGATAGCGATATCCAGTAGCGTCACCAACATCTTCTCTGCGTCGCTAATTTTCATTGACTGATTTCCTCGTTGTGAAACAGATTGAACTGAAACGTATTCCAAAGGTACGGATGTAACCCCACATTGGTTTTAGACTGCATTTCTGCATCCTCCCAGGGCATTGGGGTGCATGACTCCTTGTTGGATAGACACCAGACATATAGGTGAGTCAGATTGCTGGGCTTTGCATTCATACAAATATACTCAGTTGACGGTCATTCCAGAACAGGTACTTCCATTCCTGCCGTGTCATTGGAACCCCCTGGTGTCGAAGAGGCAGTGCTGCATCTGCAATAGACGCAGCCACGTACCTTTGTTTGCCCACGTATTACGATCCTGCCAGTCAAGATCATACGGGTTACCCACTATTCTTCACTGTCGGCTTTAGCCGCTGTCTCCGGCGTCACCAACACTCCGTTGTACTGCTGAGCCAAGGAAGTCATCGGCTCATACAGTTCCTCCCGCTTCTCCTTGGCGAACTCCAACACCTTGCGCGGATCTTCTTCGGATACCGGGAAACCCAGCAGCGCGTACAGCGCGGACACGCTCGAGCCGAACTCCGCTGCATCCTCGAGTTTCGAGAACACCAGCTTCTGGTTGGTGCCGCTCACCCGCAGGCCGGACGCCTTGAGGCTCACGCAGAACGGGCCGCCCGTCCGCGTCTGATACACAGGGTAGTCCTTATGCCGATAAACCGGCAGCGCGTGTGCAATCATTACACCGCACTCGATGCCCTCACCTTCCAGATACACCTGCTCCGAGTTCGTCGGGGCGCCAATCTTGATCTTGAACTTGATTCGCTCGCTCATCTTAAAATCTCCTAGTTACAATGGTTGTAATCAACATTTACCAAACAAACA